CTGGTGGTGGTGGTATTGTAACTAAAGGTGTAATCCAAACCAACAGACGTAATGCATATATCGATAATGCTGATATATTCGTAAGTGGTCACATCCACGAAGCTTGGATAATGGAAACGCCAAAGGAGAGTATTAGCTCGCATGGTACGATACAGCGTAAGAGCGTGATGCACGTGCAGACTGGAACGTACAAAGAAGAATTTACAGGCTCAGGATGGCACGTAGAACGTGGCGCACCACCTAAGCCGCTCGGTAGCTGGTGGATGAGAATATACAGAGACAGAGTAAGCGAGACGAGACGATACAGATACGAATTCATTAGAACGGAACAATAGGGAACCATAGAGTTGGTGGTAGGCGGTGTGACAGCTTCCTACCTCATCCATCGTAGGATGGGAGTGTGATTCATGTGTTAATACAAGGCATATCCTTTGATAGGGGTATGCCTTTTTTATTTTCTTGCAGAAGTTTTATAAATCTTATATTTATTAAATAATTATTTTATTTTTAATAAAAGGTATTTATATTAGTTCAAGTCGGTAACACATAATCACACTATCATGAATAACACAATCACAACAGGTTACGAACAGTACGGCATTTCCGAACTATTGGAAATGTACAACGAATCAAAGTACATGAGCTTCATGTGCTTGCACACGATGGACAAATCAAACTGGCGCAAATGGTGCAAGATCTGCGCTGAGATTAATTTGACTATACACGTAAAGGAGCAATTACAATGATACATCCTGACGTATACGCACAGCTATCAGCCTTTGCTGAGGCTATCGAGAACGGACAAACAAATCCGCTTACAGCTTACATTGAGCTGTATCAATTCAGCGACCTTATCGATGCAATGATGGAAAAGGTCAAGGAGCAAGCCATAGAAGAACGTAGAAAGTATGGCAATGAAGAAGTTGTCAAGAACGGCTACAAAGTCGAGCTTGGCAAGGGTCGTAGAATATGGCATTACGGTCATAGCAAGCGTTGGAACGAGCTTAACGAAAGCCGTAAGATGTACGAGGATCTTATGCAAAAAGCTACTATGGGTGCGCAGATTGCCGATGCCGAGACAGGCGAGATGGTAGAACGTGCGCAGGTTACTTTCACAAATGACTTTATAAGACTTATCGAGGTAAAATAACATGAGAACATCTGAATCAATCACAAAGATTAGCGCAGCTCTTGTCAAAGCACAGGGCGAACTTAATGCCGTAAGCAAAGACGGCAACAACCCACACTTCCGAAGCAAGTATGCAACCTTGCAGAATATCGTGGAATCGACACGAGATGTACTACGCAAGCATAACCTTGCAGTCGTACAGACCTTTGGCGAAACAGATGGTACGTACATCAATCTTAATACGACACTACTTCACGAGTCAGGCGAATATATTTCAGGCGTATTTACCATGCGTCCAAGCAAGGCAGATCCACAGGGACTTGGATCAGCCACTACATATGCCAGACGCTATGCGCTATCAGCCATTCTTGGCATTGTAACAGACGAGGATGACGATGGCAATGCAAGTAGTCAATCAAACAGAGATCGTGCGTTAGAGACGAAATATGGAAGCGAGGCGACATCTAACGAGCTACCGTGGCTTAACGCTGTAGGCAAGAACGGTAACTTCACAGCTACCGGTAACAAGATCATCAAGCGATTCCTTGACGATCCGACTATGGACTGGATTAAAGTAGCTGAGCATTACCGCATTAGCAAAGAAGATCGTAAGGCTATTGACAATGCTGTTGCAGAAGCTAAGGTGGTATCATCTGCAATACCATCGGAGGTAGAAGCATGAGATACCTACCTGAAGATCCAAACCGCAAGATAAAGACGACTCGGGTGAGTCGTCTTATCATCCAACGCAGGAAAGATGATACACTACGCAAGATACAAGTAGTGGAATGCAAGGATATGAGATGGTATCCGACACTTAATACCTATGATGATACAACCCAACAACCAAGAAAAATTGATCATGAAATTTGTAGATAGACCAAAACTGAGACAAGGTAAGTACGATGACATCATTGAAGCCGTGGGCAAGCTATCAAACGATAATGCCCTTGAGCTTAACCAAATCGAATATGATCAGACGATAAGTATACGCACCATGATCTGGGCATATTATGGATCACGCAAATATAGAACCAAGTACGATAAAAACTCAAAGGAACTTATTATATGGAAACTTTAATCGACCTATTCAGAAATCGGTACAGAGTTGTAAAGATTGAGAACATCTACTTTGTACAGAAAAAGCGAGGCATCTTGCCTTGGACAAACAAGTACATTAGCACAGACAAGGAACGTGCAATGTATAGCTTCAGAATACTCACAGGGACACGTGAGATCATAGCGGAGGCATTATGAATAGCTATGATAAAACACGCAAAGCAAATGTTGATGCCTTGCGGTATCTTAACAAGCAATTGACACGTGCCAGTATTATTGTGCTGGAAAATAAGCACGATATGCCAGAGCATTGGGACTTTGAGGACATAGACGAAGCTCTTGATATTGTGAGAGAATTTTTTGCCGAGATGGAGACCATGTACGAGCTTGACATCGAGGCTTTTATGCAGGAAACATTACAAACAAAACTAAGCCACATAACACTATGAAACGACCAGAACTAAACAAGATCAATCTAAAAGAAGACAAATACCGCAAAAGCGATAAGCATCCATCACACAAAGGCGTTGTCGATATTGACGGCACGTACTACTGGGTATCCGGATGGTTCAACGATGGCGAATGGGGTACTTACTTTAAGGGTGACTTCAAAGCTGTAACCGATGAAGAAATGGCAAAGTACTTCAGCGATGAGCCGCAAAGCGTACCAGCAGCAAAGCCGGTAAGCAGACCAAGACCGGTCATGGTTGATGATGACATATCAGACGAACTTCCATTCTAAGGAGTAAGCCATGAATCATATTTTAGAATTTAAAAAACAAGCTGAAGAACTAAATAAACTTTTAGAGAATAACGATGATAAGATGAAGAAAATCTTTGATAGATACGACAAACTTGAAAAAGATTTAGATCTTAAAAGCGTTAAACATCAAAACAAATGGCTGTTAGAACAGCTAATAGTTGGGCGTAAGATTAGCTCCTACGAAGCTACGCAGCACGGTATACTTAGACTTGCTGCACGTATGTACGACCTACGAAAAAAGGGTCACGATATCAAGTCTATAACGGCACGAGATGGGTCTAAGTCTTGGGCTGTTTACTATTTGCAAAAATAACGACAAAGGTGCAGGATAATGACAATAAGCCATTTACGACAACCTGCCCCGATGTTGCTCAACAGACGGTTACAATTTGTAACGCTTTCGTATCTTTAGATATGGCATCTCTCGTGGTGTAAGTGCGAATAAATAGCACCTTTGGGTAACAACCTAATTTTTAGTTAGGGGATGCAGGTTCGAATCCTGCCGAGAGATCAAGTATTACTTGACATCACAATTTGTGATAACAACGATAACACATATAACACTATGGCAAACAGAGTACAGCACCTTTGGAACATGAGAGACACGGAGCTACGTATCAATAAACTTGATGCTGGATGCAAAACGATAGAAGAAGCTATTAAAATGTACGAGCATATTCCAAAGCGAAGAGTATCAATAAGTTACAAGAATAGAAGCATGGGTAGGGTTATCCGAATATGTGATCCACAGCTATTCAATACGCTTCATCAAAGATGGGCAGAAGAACATAGCAGAAATGGAAACGTAATGAGCAAGATGTATGAAGTTTAGCGAATCAAAACTACAGTCTGAATGCGTCAAATGGTTCAGACTACAGTATCCTAATGTGACCATCTTTGCTATTCCAAATGGTGGCAACCGTGACGCTATTACAGGTGCGATTATGAAACGTGAAGGTGCGCTGGCTGGAGTAGCCGATCTTTTTATTATGAAGCCATCCAGTAGCTATTGTGGGCTTTTTATTGAGATGAAGGCAGGTAAAGGAAAGCAGAGCGAAAAGCAGGCAGAGTTTCAGCAAAAAGCAATAGCAGCAGGTTATCAATACAAGGTCATCACATCACTTGATCAATTTGTTAAAGATATAAAGGAGTACTTATATGAGTAAAGATAGAACTGTAACCGACTGGTTGGACGTGATCACGGCCATCTACATTGAAGTCTACGGTACAGACGTGGACTACATAGAAGAGATTGAAGACTTTATTGATGAAGATGTTGATCTAAAAAGCATACTTAGCAACAAAAAATTGCACATTATCAACTAAAAATCGTATATTACAATGTACCATCGTGAAGGAAGTGCAGAACCTTGACGATTGTTTACTAATCGACCCAAAGCCCATTTCTGGCAATGCGATCTGCACCGCACCCAGAGATGGGTTTTTTATTTTTACCAATATGAGCAAAAATCGATACATAAATACCAAATTCTGGGACGATGATTACATAGCTGAATTAGAACCATTAAGCAAACTTGTTTTTATCTACTTACTGACAAACGCCAACACAAACATAGCTGGCGTATACGAAATTACGATCAAAAGAATAGCTTACGATACCGGAATAGATAGAGAATACGTAAAAGAGATAATTAGCCAACTTAAGCAGGACGGCAAAATAGATCGTGAAGGCGACTACATAGCACTTGCTAACTTTTTTAAGCACCAAGACTACAAAGGCAAACGACTTGAAGGTGCAAAGCAGATCATAAACTGCCTTCCAGAAGCTGTAAAACAGATGTCTTGCGTTATCGAAATGCAATATCATATCGATACCCTATGTAAAAATGAAGATCCTAAACAAGAAAAAGATGATACAGTATCTATAGGGTATGGATACAGTATCGATACAATATCCCCTAATTATAATTCTAATTCTAATTCAAATGTTAAAAAACCTATTATTAATAATAAGCAAGAAGAAAATTTTGCAAGACCAAAAAGCCGTAAAGATCAGGAGCTATTAGAATTTTTTATTAATAATGGATCTACGCATATTGAAGCTGAAAGATTCTTTGACCATTATGACAGCCAGAATTGGATGAAGGCAAACAATATGCCTATCAGCAGCTGGCATTCGGCCGCATCTGCATGGATTAGTAAATCAATACATGATCCTACATTGCGAAAAAAGAACGAAGATCCGGATGAGGAAGCAAGAAGACTTTATGGAGTCAAACTATGATTGACACACGACATCATGAATACGCTATTATTGGATCAATGCTTGCCTACAGAGGCGATAGCATACTCGATGCAATGGATAGCCTAAGCGATAAGCATTTTAACAGCTTACCGGCACGTACGATATTTCAAGCTTTTATTAAGCTACAGAGTGGCAACTTAGAAATGCCATCGGATGTGGATGTACTGGCCTATCTAAACAATACACGATCAGAGGTACAAAGCCAAGATATATCCGAGATATTACGATCAGCAACGCCTAATCATCTTTACCACATTGAGGCATTGATTGACGCATACGAGCGTATACAGATGCGCAAGACAACGCTAACGTATACACAGAAGCTGGAAAGCCAGGAGCATACAAGCCGTGAGTTATCAGAGATGATAATATCCGAGATAATGGAAGCAGTTGATGTTAATACGTCAAGCTCAAAGCATATATCCGAGATAGCAGCTATTGTGGCCGATACCACAAAGCTAAGTCCATCGATAAAAACAGGATTTTACGATCTTGACAATCTCACATCTGGAATATATCCAAAGGAGTATATCGTCATTGGAGCAAGACCATCAACCGGTAAAACAGCGTTAATGATAAACATGGCATACAACATAGCCAGTCAAGGTATACCGGTTGGTATATTCTCTCTGGAGATGCCATCGGAGTCGATTATTACAAGAATGATTTGCGGGCTTGCTAACGTGCAGATGACGAATAAACTTGAAGGCAAGCTAACGCCACATCAAGAGCAGCGCATCAAAGAAATATCCGCACAGGTGTCAAATCTACCAATATACATTAATGATGACTCGGCACCTACGGCATCAATGATACGATCAACCTGCCGAAAATGGACAAGACAGAATCATGTACAAGTTATCTTTCTGGATTACATCACAAAGATAGCAGCCGGTGATGGAAAGAAGTCAGACACAAGGGAACGTGAAGTATCACGTATATCAACATCGCTAAAAGACACGGCAAAAGATCTTGGTATATCTTTTGTTGCTATGTCGCAGCTATCACGACTATCCGAACAGCGTCAAGACCGCAGACCTGTTTCAGCAGACCTACGTGACTCCGGACAGATCGAGCAAGACGCAGACAAGATCATCCTACTGCATAAGCCAGGCATTGGTAAATCTACGCTTTCCGGTAAAGATGGATCGAAGTATATCGAGCTTTTAGTATCTAAGAACAGGAACGGACGTATTGGTGCTTGTGAGTTGTATTACGATGCAGAAGCAATGACGTTCAGAAACATCAACAACAATCCAACATACGAAAATGAGCCAATCTTTTAACCAAGCAATGCGTATCGTAAACGCAAGACTAAAACGCTACGAGATACGTGATCGCATTAACGAGCATGATCCAAGCAAACGTGAGCCGATTAAACCTTAACAAACAGCTCAAGACAAATGACAGTACAATTAGATTCATTTGAGATTGAAGTATGCCAATACATAGGCAGGCGTAGATCCGAAGTATCAAGATCGACTTACACCAAAGTAACCAAAATAGGCGCACAAGATACTGTCGAATCAGATATACAAGGATTCATGGCAGAGTATGCTTTTGCTAAGTATCTGAACGTATTCCCAGACTTTACGCTTAATCCGAGAAGTGGAGGATATGATGGCATTACGACAAAAGGCGCACGATATGACATTAAGTCAACAAAGAACAAGAAAGGCAATCTTCTTTCTACGCTAAAAGCAAACAATGATGTTGACATCTACGTATTAGCCTATGTTGATGACGATAGTGTAGAATTTATTGGATGGGCAAGAAAGGATGAACTAATACGTGAAGACAATATCAAAGACTTAGGACGTGGTAAAGGTTATTTCCTAAGTAAAGATAAACTACGATCATTTTAACGAATCAAATAAAATTTCATATATTCCAAGCATGGGAAATAAATCTACCTGCATACCAAGCGTACAAGATGAGATCTGTGAATGGATAGCATCCGGTAAATCGCTACGTTCATACTGCGCACAAGATGGCAAGACACCGTTCAGAACAGTACTGCAATGGTTAAGTGATGATGCGAATGAAGATTTCCGCACCAAGTACGCGCGCGCAAGAGAGCTACAAGCCGAAGTTATGGCTGATGAGCTTATGGATATTGCAGATAAAGACAAGCCTGATCAGCTTGTCCTGCAACATGATAAGATGAAGATTGAGACAAGGCAGTGGATAGCCTCGAAGCTATTGCCTAAGAAGTACGGCAACAAGCTCGAATATGAAGACGTAAGCAAACAACAACGCAAGCTGGTTATCATTACAAGTGATAAAGACATCGAATGAACATCACAGTACTCACTCCTACGATTGGCACTAAAGACCTTGAGCGATGCGTTAATAGCGTATCGACTCAGACAATAAACAACACACACAGCGTCCGGCATTTAGTCGTGGCCGATGGCAAGCAGTATATTGCCGATGCAACTAAGTACGCAATGAAAGGATGGCAGGGTGAAGGACTTACGCCTCGCATATACACCGTGCCTGACAATACCGGTGGTGGTGGATGGTATGGTCATCGTATCTATGCCTACTACTCACAGCTACTGGACTGCGACTACTTGTTTCTATTGGATGAAGATAACACATACGATCCTGAGCATATTGAAAGCCTGATACCTATCGCAGACACATATGGCTTTGCATGGTCATTGCGTAAAGTCTTCAAGAAGGATGGCGAGTTTATGGGATATGATAACCAAGAGTCTATTGGGCTGCACCTAAACGGACAAGGTTATGCTCTGGTTGATACATCGTCATGGTGCTTCCGTAGCGATGCCATCCCTATGCTTACCAATATCTGCGGACAATGGGGCGCTGACCGTCAACTTACGAGCGCAATGCTTGCACGATATGGATCGCTTGTAGAAGCCTGTAGCAATAAGCATACCATGAATTACTACGCACCTGATAACCTAATTGATTACTTCACACAAATCTGTACTCCTTGAAGCCTATAATCCTATCGCCTTACATGGCAAACGTCAACCCTGCGGTAAAGCAAGCGCAGTTACGTGTTATGAACAAGCTATGTACCGAGATACCATTCCATCAGGTACTTACAACTAAGCGACACGGTGATACGTTAGACAACCTTGCACGCTCGTGTATGGCTAAGGGTTACGATACGGTTATGTTTATGGATATTGATGCTATACCCTTATCAAGCTATGCTATAGAATACACCTTGCAGAAAGCACATCGTGGGCATCTGATAGGCAACATCCAGCGATCCAATCACATACAAAACGATCAGCACGTATTTGTTGCTCCATCGTTTATGGCTATGCAGTTAAACTACTGGACTTGGGCAGGTCAACCATCGTTTGTAGAGACAGCTCGTGGTGATGTAGCTGAAGAAGTTACTTACGCATGGGAAGATAAAGGCTGGCCTATGCAGATGTTTATGCCTACAGGCTTTGAGCAAGCACCACTTGAAGTACCACAGTGGAATCTCAAAGACGGTATGCCTCCATTCGGATGCGGTACAACCTTCGCACTTGGCATGACGGATATGTCTTATCACGCATTTCAGATACGTACAGGCAACATGGTTGAGAGATTCTTGACCAAATGTGAACAAATTATAGCAGAAAATTAAAATATATTTTTGCTTTTGTTGTATATTTTGTATAAAGGTTTGTACCTTTGGTGTGAACTATTCATCAAGGAGCCTATATGCCAAAAGCTGAACTGGGAGCATCAACATACTTCGTGCCGGTAACTCCCGACAATACAAATGCTCTATCTTATTCCACAAGAGCATTGTACGTAGGCACAGCAGGGAATCTCAACGTATCTGCGTATGATAACTCAGACGTTGCCACCATGTTCATTAACGTATCTGCTGGTACTGTGCTTGACATTGCCGTAAGCAAAGTTTACGACACGGGTACAACTGCATCCAACATTGTCGCTTTAGTTTGAGTGCTGCCTTAGCTCTATACGATCCACAGGTCGATCTTGTGACCACGATGAAGCCGTACCAATCGGACTTCGTTGCTGGTGATACACGTTTTGTGGCAATCGTAGGTGCTAAGGGATCAAGTAAGACATGGAGCGGTGCAAGGTTTGTCATCAACGAGATTGATCGACAGCCAAAGTCACAGGGCTTGCTTATGTGGAATACACTACAGCAGGCACGTGATGTCTACTATCAGGACATCGAGCCGTTAATGAAAGAGCTTGGACTGCGTTACTCGTTTAACCAGTCCACAATGATTCTAAACTTGGAAGGATCAATCATTCACTTGCGTAGCGCAGAAGCAGATGTTATCAAGCGTATCGAGTCTATAGCCTATTCATGGGGCTGGGCTGATGAGGCATCGTTCTATCCGGACGATAGCCTGCGCACATTTGTATCACGCATACGTAAAGGTGAAGCACGTGTACGCATCACATCGATGCCTGATGATCCTGATGCTTTCATCTATAGCTTCCTCGAGAAGCAAGATGCCAAAATCTACGAGATTGGATTGTTTGACAATCCCGACAAGAAATTCCGTGAGCGTTACGAATCATTCTTGCGTAGCACATACGATGGCGCTATGCTTGATCGTTTCCTTTATGGCAAACGTGTATCACTTACAGGCTTAGGTGCTTTTGCTGTTGAACAAAGCCACCGTATAGACACGCCTTATGATCCCAACAATGATTTGTATTTATCTTGGGACTTCAACGTAGAATATCGTGCAGTATCCGCATGGCAGATCGTTGCTCGTTCGGATGATGCTAAACCAATTACCGCTTGCGTTCGCTCATGGCAAATGAAACAGCCTACCGTATATGAAGATGCGCAGGAGCTATGCAATGAGCTGAAAAACCACAAAGGCAATCTCATTCTCCTTGGCGATGCAAGCGGTGCTAATCGTACAGCGCTTACTACGTCATCAATGTGGTCAGCCGTCAAAGAGACATTCAGCCAAGCCTTTGGTGATCGTCTGCGCTTCCGTGTACCCTTGTCGAATCCAAACGTTAAAGACACCGTACAATGTGTGAACTGGGCGCTGCGCAATAACCTTGTGCGCTTTGATCCATCCGAGCGTAATGTCTTTCAGTCGCTATCGGCTGCGAAACTTGACAAGTACGGCGACATCGACAAGAGTGGCGATAACAAACCATCAGGCGCTAAATCTCACGAAACAGACACGGCACGATACATACTCTGGGAAATCTACGGACGTATGTATGCCGGTAACAGAAATTCTTATTGGATCGTTTAATGGCATCACTGAGAGACTTGATATTCAAATCAGCAGAAGAGCGCAGACAAGCCAAGATGGTTCCGTCTCGTGCTTATGAGGCTATGATATGGGGCAAAGGATGGGAAGACTATACACGTTGGGATAAGAAGAAATTAATCGAGCAAGGCTTTGAGCGTAATGCTCCATTCTATTCGGCTGCAATGCTCTTATCACGTACTGTGGCATCTATGCCGATATACATTGATGCTAAGAAATCCGGCAGAGGCGTAAGCACAGACACGCATCCAATACTATCTTTGATGAACCGTAATATGCCAATGGATCAGTTTGTCCAGATGGTTACGCTATGGCTCATCACAACAGGCGAATCGTACATCAACATCGTCAAGAGCGATCACGACAATCGTCCGCTTGGTCTTGTGCCTATCCCTGCACAGAATATAGATCCGATACAAGGTGACTATCTCAAGCCTATCGTTGGCTACAAGTACACCGAGAATCGTGAGATCTACTTTGCTGAAGACGAGATTATATTCATTAAGCTGCCCAACCTACGTGAGTACTTTCACGGCATGAGCGCTGGCGTTCCGCTTGGCGAGATTATCGACCTACACAATGCAGCTATCACGTGGAATAAGAACGTGGCTCTTGGTGGTGGTGTGCCTCCAATCATTGCTACAGCTCCGGGCATTACGCAGGAAGAATCAAACAGACTTAAAGATGCATGGCAGATGCAAGGTGGCGCTGCTAATGCACACAGGCTGAAGATCGTAAGCGAGAACCTTACACTACAGCGCTTTTCAGATAAGCCACAGGAAGCCGAATGGAGCGAGGCAGTACAACAGTCGATGCGTATGATCGTGATGGCTCTGGGACTAAGTAGCGAGCTTCTCAACGATGCTGCAAACAAGACCTACTCCAACTTCCAAGAAGCACGTAAGGCTTTGTACATGGAAGCTGCCATACCGCTTGGCAAGATGATCTATGCGGCTATTACAAGAGCATTACAACCGTTTTATTCAGATAATCCGGTCATTGAAATTGACACGGACAAGATTGACGCCATCCAAGAGGATCGTGCGCTCGTTATCGATAGGTTGACCAAAGCCGTTGCGGCTGGTATCATTACTGCGAATGAAGCTCGTGAAGAGCTTGGATATACGCCTATCGAAGAAGGTGAAGATGTTATAACAACAACCCAAACAACTACAACAGAATAAGCCATGCCATTTGAAGTTATTAAAGAGTCTTGCAACATGGAGTCCGGCGAATCCGGATCTGCCATGATCTACAAGCTCGAAGGCGATGAGCGTACACCTTTTGCCTGCCATGCGGATGAGGCATCGGCTTACGCTGCTATAGCTGCCATTGAGGCTGCTGAAGAAGCTAAGGAATTAGACGACATTCTTGCTAAGATGGAAGATATGATGGGCGATGAAGAGCCAAAGCAAGATAGCTACTCTGATTACGGTGAAGAAGTACGCAACAATGCTAAAAGAGGTATTGAATTAAACGATGCCGTCAACAATCGCTGCGCTACATCCGTAGGCAAAGTACGTGCGCAACAACTCGCAGATGGCGAGCCTATCAGCGTTGAAACAATTAAGCGTATGTATTCTTATCTTTCACGCTCTGAGCAAGTGTACCGTGAAGAGCAAGATGATTCGGAAGCCTGCGGAAACATTAGCTATCTTTTATGGGGCGGTCTTGCCGGTCTTGCATGGTCAAAAAGCAAGCTACGTGAACTGGGCGAACTTGAAGAGGAGAAGCAAGAGATGACCGAAGAGGAAACAATGCAACAAGACCAAGAGATGATTGAAGAGGCTAAGTCTTACGATCTTGGCGATATGGTGCAGTTTATGATGGATGAGGAGCTATGCACAGGCGTTGTCGAGAATATCGATGAGGAAGCCGATGTATACACCGTCCGCAAGTATGCCGTTGCCGGTGATGAGTACGAGCCTACAGACAAGCTCTACAACCTATCAGGCGAAGAGCTTATGCCTATGACTGAAGAGGATATTGAAGACGGCACGCTTGAAGGTGAAGCATCAATGGATGAGCCTAAAGAGATGCACGAAGAAGAAGATATGCTTAAAGGTCGTATTATGGCTAAGATGCGAGAAGTGAAAATGGAAGTCGTTGAGAGCGAAGAGGAAGGCAAGATTGGAATGATCGAAGGCTATGCCTCAACCTACGGCAACACTGACCTTGGTGGCGATGTTGTTGAGAAGGGTGCTTTTACACAAACGCTTAAGCACAAGAACAACACCGTGCCTTTGCTTCTTGACCATGGCTACAAGACCAGCGATATTGCCGGTATTGCATATCTCAATGATGATGAGAAGGGGCTGTACCTAAAAGCTGAGATGCCATTGGATATTCCAGAAGTAGCTAATGCATATAAGAAAACGAAATTTATGATTGAGCGAGGTGGCAAGATGGGTCTATCTATCGGATATGACACCATCAAAGCTATGCCGGGCGAGGATGGTACACGCAGACTCAAGGAGCTTGCGCTGCATGAAGTATCCATCACACCATTCCCGATGAATACTGATGCTCAGATCATGGCTGCAAAAGCACGCAAAAACAGTGCTACTGCTAAGCCTAAACCAAAGAACGTAACACGCCGCAAGGCAGTAACGCTTCCGCAAGACGATTTTAAATCACTTGTGGATGAAATCAAACAACTAATAACATCATTCAAGGAGAGCGAATAAATGAACGCTGACCCTAAAAATGAGTTTCGTAATCTTGCGGCTGAGTTAAAAGAAGCCGTTCTTAACAAGAACCAAGAGCAAATTGGTAAGGTAAACGAAAGACTCGATGCACTTGAGTTGAACCTCAAGAGCGCTGCTACTCCAGCTAAAAGCGAAGGACGTGGCGAAGACACCAAAATGTTTGTAGAAGCTGCAAAGCTTTTTGCAAAAGGCGGTGTAACTGCTGTCGAAGCTAAATTCGGCAAAGATGCTAAAGTAGGTGCTATCCGTAACGGCGAAACCAAGAGCGACAACCTTGTACGCTTTGACCTTGCTGCTGCTGGCGCTTTGTTACTTCCTGCCGAGATGTCAGCCGACATCAACCGTCAGGTAGTTGAAATTAGCCCTGTACTTCAAGTTGCTAAAGTTATCAACACAAGCGCACCTATTTACCGTCAAGCACAACGCAATGACAGCCTTACCGCTTCATGGTTAGAAGAAGATGCATCTGGCACTAAAGTCAAAGACACCTTTGGCTATGTTGATATTCCTGTTCACAAACTTGCTGCTCGTGTAGCTTGGACAATCGAACAAGAACAAGATGCTGCCTACGACTTAGCTAACGAGATCAACCTTTCGATCCGTGAGCAATTCGAGAAATCACTTGGCACTGCCTTCATCAACGGTGATGGCGTTAAGAAGCCTTCCGGTCTTGTTGGTAACGTAACTAACTACGCACCAACAGGTTCGCTTACATTGACATCTGACTTGCTCATCCGCTTCCAAAGCCAGCTCAAGTCATTCTACCAAGCTAACGCATCATGGATGGCTAACCGCCAAACCTATGCTGCTATCCGTCAGCTTGTTCTTAGCTCAACCAACGGTCTTCAGTACACTTGGGAGCCTTCATTCCAAGCTGGCGTTCCTGCTCGCTTGTTAGGCAACCCAATCTTCGAAGCTCCAGACTTGGTTGGTAGCGTTACCGGCGTATTCACAAATGGTCAAGTGCCATTGCTATACGGCGACTTTGGCAACGGTTACACCGTAGCACGTCACACTGACTTCTATGTCATCCGTGACCAATACAGCGAAGCATTCAGCTTTGTAACGAACCTACACGTAATGAGCCGCTTCGGTGGATCTGTTGTGCGTAGCGAAGCCATTGCTCAATTCACAGCAACAACCTAAGCTAAAGGAGAAATATACTAATGGCATCATTTGACTTAGGCAATAAAATCAAGGGCGCTGCTGCTCTTGTGCCACAAACTGCTGGCGTTGCTAACATCAATAGCTTGGCTGTTGACACCCAAGGCTTCGAGAGCGTTGCATTTGTTGCAACCATTGGCTCTGGCAACACCAATGCTACTATCAACGCAGTCATGGCTTTCTACGAGAGCGATGACGATACTCGTGCTAATGCAACTGCATTGTCTGCATCACGCATTATCGAAAACCCAACCCTCAACGCTGCTAACACTACGTTCACGGCTTCTGTCGTGCCTACCAAGCGTTATGCTTTCGTTGAACTTGATCCTGCTGCTACTTTCGGTTCTGCCGTAAGCATCACAGCGATCTTGGGCGATCCTCACAATGCACCGACCCTCTAAATGCAAAGGGGAGTGCTTCGGCACTCCCCAATGCTTAGCTTAAAAAAACCATGAAGATCAAATTCAAAGACTCCACCCACCTATGCTATGACGGCGTTCACATACGTAAGTATGAGCCGGGCAAAGTTTATGAGCCAACACACGCTCACGAGAAATTAATGTTTCAAGCCGCATTAGATAAAGGCGAAGCCGTATTTGCCGATGCTGCTATTGAGACCGAAGACAAGCCTAAAATAAGCACACCAAAATCTAAGAAAGCCTAAATATGTCAGGCATTTACCAAGGTACAGGCGCATTTATTAGACGTGGTTTTGACTCCATTACCGGAGCTTATAGCGTCAATACATTTCCAACGCAAACAATTATATCAACTGATCCAAAGGATTATGTGATAACCTTGGGCAATGCCAAAGAGATGTTGCCGGTTAATACAGACGTACACGACAGCTTGATTACAATGCTCATTGAAGCCACCACAGATCAGGTAGAACGTTACATTATGCGAGATACTTATCAACGTACTCGCTTGTCATATTACGAGCGTCCTGCGGAAAATATATGGCTGCCTTACGGTGTGCATGGTAACATCACCAGCGTAGTATCTATCGATGAAGATGGAAATGAAACAACGCTTACGGCTGGATCTGATTATGTAGTGTATGGCATTGAGTTTAAGGGCTTACGCTTGCTCACGGCTGCGCCTTATCTCAAGGTAACATATCAAAGCGGATATGGATATGGCGAATGCCCAAGCGCTATTAAATCTGCAATCATGCAGGAGCTAAGCCTACAGTACAAGAACCGCCAAGATCCTAATGCTCCAGGTCGTGTTGTCGTCAACAACCTAAGCGTAGAGTCACGTAATCTATTAATCAGCTATATTCGTCACGTTGTCTAATGCAAGAGTTGATGATTAAAATAGCGATTGATCTAAACGACAAGCTGGCTACGCTTAACCAAATTGCTACGCCACAGATTGCCGATAAGATCGATCAGCAAATGAAAGATAATACCGCTACCGGTAAAGCCTTTGGCAATGATCGCTATGATAATCAGTATGTAGAAAGCTACAAAAAGGTACGTAGTCGTGCTGGCGTAGGAACATCGCCTGTTACTATGCGTTTTAAGTCTAAGCGGATTGAGCAAACAAATATAGAAACAACCGGAACAGGATCAACGATTAGCTTTGCGGATGACAAAGCTGGCGTGATATTCAAGTACCATCATGATGGTATTGATTATAAGCGAGTCAAAGAACGTGTACGATCCATATTTCCTAAGTCAGATCAAAGCGTACCACAAGAGATACGTGATTTTGCAACACGAATAATAGGAGATATACTACGTGGGCGTTAGCCGTCAGATATTACAAAGACTTTCATCCTCGATGCAGACAGCGCTCAACGAGCGTTATGTCACATACGAGCTATACCGTCAAAGCCTGCAAGACTTAGAAAGCCGTGCCGATATACGTGATGCACGTATTGCTATCTACGAGCAAGCTGAGAACGTTACTACTAAAGTAGGCGACTTTCGTGCTAACCTTGCACAGGCGACTTATTCCATAGATATTAGCGTTATTAAAGGATACATCAATAACAACGCACAAGATGCTGAGCTACGACTGCTGGATCTAAAAGACAAAATCATGGACTGGGCAGCAACTGTTCAGCCGGCTATTTTATCGGACGAGTATGTTCATTATTTTAGCTATCAACAGCAAACAGGCATACAGCGCAATCCGAAATTCGTGACAGCTACACTTGTCTTTGTAGCACAACGAGATTACTACAAACCACAAAACGCAAACCTAACATAATACCGCAATGGCAATAACTAAACCTTTAGTATTTACCAACATCGGAATCGCTGATGCTGACGGAACAAACACTACGTTCTATCCTTTGCACGTAAGCGAATCTGCAACCGTTACTGTTACGCCTACAAATGATACTGTAGAAAATGGTCAGACACTTGCATCATTCTATGATATTAGCTTTGAAGCCGTATCTTTCAACACCAACCTATACAGCGATGCTCGTGTGTACACAAATACCACAGCCGAGCCAACACTTGCAACTGTTATCCTTAGTGGAACAACAGGCGCACAAACGCTTAACATTGGTGGCGTTTACGTGACTGGCAATCGTGTATTTGATGGCAATCGTACAGGTATCCAGATCACAGCATCAAAACGTGCTGTATCAGGCGACCTTCTTGTATCCTTGACATAATACGAGGCAGGGGCAGTCAAGCCTTTGCGGTATCGACTGCCCTTGCCATAATTTACTTTTTATGCTATTTGAGAAGAAGACCAAAGTCAACAACACAATCGTAAAGCTCCAGCCCTACACCGAAAAACGCAGGGCTTTAATCGAAGCCGTCAACGCTGACATACGTGCCTACGTAGAAGCAAATCCCGGACTTACGTTCGAGGATATGCCTGTATCTAAGAAAGCAGAATTTTGGAAGCGTAAAGCCGATATACTATGGGAGCCTGAGCGTCCACTTGATCAAGCCTTCTTTGAAGATGACGACTTCGAGTATCCGATTCTAAAGGATACCGAAGATTTTTTTTTCATGATGCGGCTGTATCTCTAAAAGCCGCAGAAGAGATGTTTGCTACCTCCTACAATTACACGACAGGAGGTGGATCTGGAAGTGCTAAGAAGTCGATATGGGTCAACAGGATTGGAACATATCGCTACTATGCGCAGATACTATCGGGCTTTGATCCAATAAGGGCGGATCAAATCTTTGACACGAGAGCAGACCAGATAGCTGAGTCATTTGTATCCAAAATGTGCTACGATTACGTGGAGCCTAAAAAATAATGGAAGAGTTAAAGTATAAAGTTGCGGTTGAAACGGATCGTATAGAGCCTGATGATCTTATTGATTCTGAAACAATACAAGTTCTTGTTGAGTTAAATGGCAGGATTGAAGACTATAAAAGACAGTTAAAAGAACTTGAGGAGGTTCAAAAGACTAATAAAGGTCTTACATTTGAGCAAAGACAAGCTCAAGAAGAAATAAAACTTGCCCTTAAAGAAGCACAGAATGAGTATCGACAAATCAATAAGTCTATACAGACTAATGATGCTGCATTAAAAGCAAATACAAATACATACAAAGGTCTTGTTGACGAAAACAAAGCCTTAATGGAGGCAATGCGTAATTTGCCTCTTGATGATACCACAGGAGAATTACAAAGATTACAAACGCAATACAATAAGAATAATCAAGAGCTTAAAAAGTTTGATACTGCTCTTGGTAATCATCAACGCAATGTAGGTAATTACAAAGATGGTCTAAATGATCTTGGTGGAACATTATCTGGATTACCGGGATCGATAGGTAAAGTAGGCGCTGGCATGAAATCACTTGATGTGATTATGAAAGCAAGTGTATGGGGTCTTGTTATTTCAGCTGTTGCAGCTCTTATAAATCAATTAAGCAAACTACAGCCCGTAGTAGACTTTGTAACAAAACAATTTCAGGTATTATCAAGCATTGTTAAGTTTTTTGTTGACAATACAGCTTCAGCGCTTGGTCTTATTGAGAAAAACAATATATCACTTGCAGAAACTGTACGAGTCACAAAGGCACTTGCTGATGCTGAGATTCAATTACGTGAAGCAAAGCGTCTACGTATTGTTGAATCAGCAAATGAGCAATTAATAATATCAGAGCTACGCTTGGCAGCTGCTGATATGACAAAATCAGAGCAAGAGCGTCTTGATATATTAAGACAGATTGAAGAAATAGAAGGAGAATCTCTACAAAAGAAACTTAGAATTGCTGCTATTGAATTTGGTCAGGCTAAAACACGAGTTTTATTGAGCGAAAGCACTGAGGAAGAATTAGAGAATCTTGCAAAATTAGAAGCCGAACTTAAATTATTACAAGTAGAAAGCAATAACTTTTTACGTGAGAATACTACTAAACGTACTGAACTTCAAAATAGAGTAGAAAATGAAGAAAAATTACGTAGTGAAAAAGCAGCAGAAGAACGAAAAAAGAGACTTGAGGAAGAACGCATAGCTATTGAAAGTCTGGCAGAAGCACGTCAAGCTGTGGATCAAAAAATGTTTGACGAGCTTGGCAAAAGTAATGAAGAATATCTTGATCTTGGAATTGAGCTAACTCCTACTTTAGATACAACCGATGTTTCTAAAGGTTCTCTTCTTGTTGCTGAATTGTTTAATAATACACTAAAACAGCAAACAATAGCTCGTTTAGAAGAAGAAGGTAGATTTGCAGAATCAATGGAAGAGCAAAAGCAATGGCGCATTCAAGAACTTACTCAGATGTTTATTGCTAATGGTCTTGATGCTAATCAAGCTGCTCTTGACGCTCAATTTCAAGCAAATCTTGAATATCAGGATAAGATAAAACAAGCCGAACAAGATACTGCTGACTTTAAGAAAGGTTTAACAGATCAAGATATTGCTAATGCACAATTTGCAGCAAACGCAGTTTTATCTATAGGTAAGAATATATTTGGTGAATCTAAAGCTTTGGCTGTAGCACAAGCTGTTATTGACTCACTTGGTGCGGCTGTTAGCGTTATGCGTGACACTAAAGGGCCAGTATGGAAGCGCCTTGCAAGTGCTGCTGTTATTTTAAGTGCTGGATATGCCAATGTCAAAAAGATTCTATCTACAAAGCCGGGAAGTGCAAATACGTCAGGGGCATCGGCAACAGCATCTTCGGCTATGTCATCAATGGCAGTTACTCCGGCTGGTACGCTTGTCAACCAGGGACTTGCTGGTGGTATGTTTGCACAACAGGTAGCTGGTGAATTTACTCCGGCAACATCACGTGAGCGTAATATAACGATTGACGCTAATGTAGACCGCAGAGGTCTGGCAATAGCCGTGCGTGAAGGCGAAAGATCAATCCGTACACAACAATTTGATTACAAGTAATGAATAAGCAGATAACTCAATGCCGCTTTAATGTTGCTATCGATAATGGATCGACTAATACCACTGTATCCGGATTTCCTAAAAATATCAACGTATTCAGCGGATCTTATTCATATCGTCCTTACTATTACACAGGACAGCCTTATGACGAAGCCATAAATGGCCGCCTACGCTCTCAACTTGGTGGCTACAGGTTCGAGGCTACCCTTGTATGGGATCGTCTGTTAAACAGCCAGCCATTGCTTGATTTGCTAAACAATGCGTATACTACAGGTACGGGTGAAGTACGTATCACATTCTTTCCGGATGCAACAAATACGACAATCAGCGAAGAGGTAGTCATTGCTGATACTGTATGGGCTGCAAACCTTGAATCTACGATAGTGCGCCAGCCGTTATCGGTTTCACTTATTGGCAAAAACGTAAGCGCTACGATACCAAGTTTCTACAAAGTCTAATGCTTAACACGGTACCTTTCAAATCTCTTTCTGGTAATGTATGGGTTGAAATAGATGCAGGAGCAACTACGAATGCTACGTTGCAACTGCTTGATATGAGTACTATAAACTTTGAATTTGATTTAATGCCATCGGATCAAACCGTTGCATCCATTGGTGGTATTGCCGGTGCTACCAGTCTTGTATTTGATGACTACATGAGCAACCGCTCATCGTTATATTCAACGCTTATTGATCGCTTAGGTAATTACTCAGCATCGCAGAATTTAGATGTTCCAAAAGCAAAGACAACGCTATACCTACAACCAAGAGGATCTGCAACATCATTTAGGTTTCCTTTTGAGTTTACGGCTTCAGATATAACCACAGATTTAAGAAGCAAACAGACAACAATAGAATTAAGTCCAAGAACGTCAAATCTTAACGTAGGAACATGGGTTACTAATGTAACAAATCACTTTCCATCTAAAATATCCTACGAGTCAAATCAATCCTTTTTTGTAAACGCTTGGGCTTCTGGTGATTTTATTTATGACGTAATATCCGAGCTTGATACTTCTACGGGTAATACTACAATTTTTAGAAGTGCAAACATTGTAGAAGCAAGTGGCGGTGGAGTTAATGCTATTTTTGCATTTGAGCGATTAACAGATATACTTAATTCACCAATCAATATAGATGATGCTGATTACACGAGTTTAATGTTTGTACATGATACACCTATGTACTTTGCAAATAGCAATAGCGTGTATGCTAAGGTTCAGGCATTTGCTGGTATGGAGGGCGCTATTTTTGGTTCTGCCTTTAATGTGAACTTCTATCTAAATAGATCTACAAATATTTATAATGTCATGGTTACTAATAACGACATTGTAGATCTTAAGTTTGTTGCACAAGATAGGGATATAAACGCTGCTGTTGTTTCATTTACAAATACAAAAGCCAAACCAGATGGGACAAATATATCCAATGGATTCCCTAAAATTACAAACAGCACAGGTGGCGTTCCGGGATGGCTGTCTGGATCACGTGAAATAAAAGCAAGTATATCAGGATTCTATCCACAACTCAATCGTGGCGTTTATAATAGCGTAGACAACTTTGTAAATGGCGACATAACTACATTTTTTGCTATAAATGATGCTTTTTTGGCTAAAACAGGAGCTACTCAATATGCAAATGCTGCTGGAGTATCTGGTTTTAGAATACAACTCGACTTATTAGGTGTTGATAGAATTAAGCCTTGGGAAGTTATTCAGTTTGACAATACCGTTGCAGAGATATACAGATTAAAATATTTTAGACCTACATCGCTTTCTTATGATCTAAAAGGCGATCGTATACGTGTCGAGGCTTACGAGGTTGGATCTGCACCTGTTCCTCCAACTACTACAACCACAACATCAACTACCACAACCACAACCGCAGCTCCTACTACTACTACAACGGCAGCGCCTACTACTACTACAACGTCAGCTCCTACAACGACAACGACAGCAGCTCCTACTACGACTACAACAACGGCTGCGCCTACAACAACCACAACTACGGCAGCACCTACCACTACGACTACAACCACAACATCAACTACTACAACCACAACGACAGAAGCGCCTACAACTACAACAACATCTACAACCACACCACCACCTGTATTTACTTTTGCTTGCTATGGTACAAGTGCAAGCCCTGTTGATGGATTTGGAAGCGATACTGATGCCTGTGCAGGTAGTGGCGAGGTGGCTGTAGACTTGTATAGCTATGATTCTGTTCTACAGGATGGAACGATTCTGTACACTGATAGCGTACATCCGCTTACAAATAAATTAAGCCCAAGCCAACAATTCTTTGCCTATATTGACGGTAGCCTTGTTCGTAATAGCTTCCGAGTTGTTGCTAATGGTACAGGTACTGTGTCCTTATATGAAGCCTGCCCTGCAACGACTACGACTACCACAACAACAAGTACTACTACAACAACATTAGCACCTGTTCAATATACTATTCTACATGACGGTTCTCAAGATGGCATTCCAACACCTTGGTCAACAGAGCAAAATGCTTGTTCTGGTAGATACACAGCTCTTTCGACATCTGCTTATGGAACAGGTGGAGTAGTAGCTGGACAATCATTATTTAGAGAAGTTACACTTGTAAATCCTCTTGCAGATGGATTCTATGTATATGATGTTAATATCATAGAAATAGCTGGTGGATCTGGTGTTATTTCTACAGTAGATTTAATTAGTTCTGTTTGCCCAACAACTACAACAACTACAACAAGCACTACTACAACCACAACTCTTGCTCCTATATACATTGGAATAGATCAAGATGCAGTATGTGTTACTAAAGCAAATCAAATATCATTGTCTTTTGATAGTGGGGAAACATTCTGCTCAACAACAAATTACTATGGCGATTTCTCATCATACCTTCTTGATGACATAATTTACTTATCTCGTGAAGATCAAGTTGTAACTGCAAAAGTAACTGATGCGTCAGCAAGTGGAACAGCGGAAAGACAAATAGCTTGTCAATCATGTAGTACACCTATAACTACTACTACTACTACAACTACTACTACAACGACTACATTACCACCATGTAATGAGTTTAGTGGTTTATCAGAGGAAGTATCAGCACTAAACGCCTGTTCATCATGGCCTGGTGCGACAACTATTTATGGAAATAACCCAACATTTGCATCTGCAACACAATTCTATTCAGATAGCGGATGTACTACGCCATTAAACGGAAACGACAACTGGTATTCCGATGGTACGACAGCACTACAAATTAACTCAAGTGGATCAGTAATAAGCACACAATCATGCTAAAACAAGTAAGATATATTTGCGCTCAGCCTGCCAACACATACTACGCTTGGCAGGTTGAAGTTATGCTTAACAACTTCGAATCTATGGGCATCAATCTTAATCAGGTTGATATAGTATGCGAGAAACCTGCTTGTCGCACTCCCGAAGAATGGACAAAGCTGGCAGAGCGCTATCCTGCACGATTCTTCTTCTATTGTGATAAAAGAGCCGAAAGAGGCTACATATCAAGCATCCGACCCAATATATTAAAACAGCATTTTGCACAGCATCCTGAACTATCTCAGGATGTTTTGTTTTATCACGATTGCGATATTGCCTTTACTCGTCCACCGAGTGAGTGGATAACGCAAGAAATGATTGAGGACGACAACTGGTATGGATCAGACACCAAGTGGTACATTGCATACGATTACATTGCAAGCAAAGGCGAACAGGTACTGGATATGATGGAAAACATTATGCGTATGCCTGAAGGTATGGTCAAAGCTAATAATGACAACGCCATTGGCGCTCAGTATTTAATGAAGAACATAGATGATCGTTTCTGGGCAAGAGTCGAGATGGACTGTGAGCGCTTATACGTGAAGGTAACAGAGCTTAATAAAGAACTTAAGCAAGAGAATCCGAATTATCATGAGCTTCAAATATGGTGCGCTGATATGTGGGCGCTATTGTGGAACGCTTGGAAAGATGGAGTGACAACATTATGTCACCCTGCATTTGATTTTAGTTGGGGAACGTCTTCTCTTGATGATTATAATAAGATGAATATCTTTCATAATGCAGGCGTTGTAAGTGAAAATACAGGGTTATTCCACAAGGCAAAATACATGAATAGCTACCCTTACGGACTTAATCTTGAGATCAAGCCAGATACTGCGAGCGCTGAATACTACAAATGGATTAAAAAAGCAGAACTAAATAGTGCATTGATATGAATACAAAAATAGTAAATAGCGAAGATCCCAAAGAACATTGGAGTGATATAAAAAAAGTAGATGGAATGATTGTTATGGACTTAGGATGTGGTTGGCTATTTCAACCACACGAATGTACACCAGAGTATTTTATAAATAGAGGCGCAAAAATGGTTGTTGGAATTGATGCTGCTGAAAGTGAAATACAACAACTTACAGAGAGATATCCAGATCATATATTTATTTGTAAAAATATAAGTACAAAAGATGATTTGTGCGAACTGTTTAATAAGTATATGCCAGATGTTGTCAAAATGGATATAGAAGGATATGAATCACTAATTGATCAGATGGATGCAAATGACTTCACATCTATTCAAGAGCTTGCTATTGAATATCACAATACAATATGTAAAGAAATATTGGATAGAAAATTACCAAAACTTGGATTTGCAATAACAAATGTAAATCAATTTGGATGGTTTTGTACAGATACAAATGTAATGGGAATTATGCACGCAATAAGATTATGATTAAAATCATTAAAGCAACATACGGTGGACAAGATTGCACAAGTCAAATACAGTCAAAGATTGTAAATAATAGATTGATCATTAAGTCTTGCAATGACATTATTGGTGATCCTGCTGTAAATAGTGTTAAGCATCTTGTTATAGAATATGAGCATGAAGGCAAAATACAAGAAGAAAAAGTCATTGAAGGCGCATACTTATCACTTCCAAAAGTAAAGTACAAACGACTTGGCATATTCTATACGAATAACAACAATGTCAAGACAAGTCCGACAATAATAAAAAGCCTTGAGACAATAAAGATAGCAGCCGAAGGCAAAGCGGATATATTGACAAGTGTATGGAATAGAATTGAAGGCAATCCATTCCAGCAGTTTGAGGCATGGACAAAAACATCATCACACTTAAATCAGCTACTGCAAATTATGCAATTACTATATGTGGCAAGGGAAACAGGTGATTATGAATATGTCAGCTTTCTTGAGCATGATGTTTTATATCCTGAAGGATATTTCGATTTTCCAGAATTTGATAACGGACAGGTTCTTACAAATATGAACTATGGCGGTTTTTGTATTGACGGATGGCAAAAACGCAATCAAAACGATGAGCCATTCCATCAAATGACAATGAGATTTGATGATGCCATAAAACATTGTGAATCCATAATACCTAATGCAATACTAAGCAATGCAGGTTTAATAGAGCCTCAAAACATGAATAGAATACAATGGAATTGCATAAATGAAGCAATACACGTTAATCACGGATTACACTTTACCAGTCATTTTAGTATCTACTCAAAAACACAGGTAGAAAAAAATCACAATTACTGGGGAAGCTATAACAATTTTCTTCATTTATTGCAATAATTTTTTCTTATTTTTGATTGAACCATAAAACACACACACATATGCCAGTAGTAAAAGACGTACTGATAGGACTCCCAATCTACGATAACCGTATTGAGTATGATATTTTGCAGGAATGTTTGGAAGCCAAAAATGATCCTGAATGCGTTGTAAAGGGCATTCAGTATTACAATGGCGACTCGCTCATTCCTCGTGGAAGAAATAAGATTGCAAAGATGTTTCTCGAGACAGATTGCAAGTACTTAATGTTCATTGACAGCGATATACGCTTCCAGCGTTGGATGATAAACAAGCTAAGAGCGCATGACAAGGGTATTATTGGTGGTGTCTACCTAAAAAAGACGCTACCGTATCAGCCTGTCATGAATGCTTTTCTTGGTGAAGAAAATGGTCTTGCCATTATGCGTGAGATTGGAACAGGATTTATGATGATCCGAAGAGATGTATTTGGAGCATTTAGATCTATGTGGCCAGAGCATGATTATCTCAATGATGATGATGAGCAGGCAGGAACATACCATGACTGGTTTAAGATAGGCGTTTTCAGAGGTAAAGATGACGACAAGACAAAGCCGGGTCGTTACCTTTCTGAGGATTACTATTTCTGCCAAGAAGCAGCACAGTTGGGCTACAAGACCTACCTTGATCGAAGCATACTAACGCAGCACGTTGGTAAGATGACGTATCCTACAAAGGATGAGAGCTTGCTCAATGGCGCATCTGTTCTTATGGAACGTATGCGTCCTGACGCTGAAATCGATAAAAATGTATTTGAGCGCATTGTTACGGCTGCACAAGCCCAGATCAATGCACGTAACCCATCCAGCTTGGATGACCAAATTCCACCAGTATCGGAGGCAAATATAAAAGAGATTGGAAGTGAGCCATGAGCAAAGACTGGAAAGATATGACAGACGATGAGTTTGAGATATGGAGCAATGGTAAACAGATTGATCCAATTAGGATCGAGATACCAAAGCGCATAAATGACATACCTTCTTACGACTTCGGTGTTGTAGATGATCCAGTCGAATTATACAAGGCTCACCTTAAAAAGATGGATAAACTTACAAAAAAAGCCAAAAAATCTAAAAAAACAGTAAAGGACAAAGTAATGGATACACTATTGAAAAAAGTATGGCAATTCCTGCGTGATGTATTATTGCAATGGATCTATCCATTTGCTATCTACAAAAAAGATGCAAACGATAAGCCAATCATTAATCCAACTACAGGTAAGTTTGAGATTAACTGGTGGGCTACGGTTATCGCTCGTGTACTTAGTTTAGTTGCTGCTACATGGGGAACGCTTGAGTTTCTTGGTATGAGCGTAACCGAATGGGTCGCTCGTGTTAGCCAAGCTCTTGGTCTATGAGCAAGACATATCCATATCCAATAGACTTCAATCCGCAATTCAATCCGAATCCTAAG